TGTCTTCCAGGGTCTCGCGGCGCGGTACGGAGCTGACCACCACGTCGTACTCACCCAGGGTCAGGTCGTTAACGATCTGGCCTGCAGGGGTGACCTCGTTCACGGCGAAGGTCTCGGTCTCGCCTGTGGCCTCGTCGTGGGTGATCGTCATGATGCGCTCTTCGGTGTAGAACTGCTGCACCAGGTCGAGGATGTTGCGGGCCAGAATGTGGTCGGTGCGCGACAGGCTGTCCATCGGCTTGGCCAGGTTCGTCGCGCCGGCCTGGCGCTTGGCCTGGATGGCCTTGGCAGCCACGTCCTCGCGGTCGAAGCCCCGGGCAGAGTCCGATACGCCGGAGATCGTCTTGATGTGCTCTTCGGCCTTGTAGGTGATGCGGTCCAGGCCGGTGGGCACCTGGTTGGGCTGGATCTTTTCGATGTCGTTGACGTCGTTGACCTCGACTACCAGCCCGGTCTGGGCGCCCTTTTCTTCCAGCTCCTCCACGGTCATATTCGTGAGCGAGCCGGTCTTGACCTTCCAGCCGCTGTTGGCCGTGGTGTTGATGACGTGCAGCTCCTGACTGGAGACCTTGTTCAGCAGCTCCTGGGGACCCAGCAGGTTCTCGACCAAGCCGATGGTCGTGCCCCGGCGGAAGTACGGGAAGAACGGCACCACCGTGAAGTGCTTGTAGGGGCTCCAGTCGTCGTGCAGGCGCACGTTGTCGGCGATCACCGTCCAACGGATGCGGCGCACGAGCTTGGTCGTGACCTGCAGCCCGTACTGGCTCGTCATCAGGGCGATCTTGTTGCGGTCGAAGTCGTCTGGGATGGGGCGCATGTCGCCCGTGGTGGGGTCGACGAAGTGTTTCTGGCGGTCCAGCAGGCGGTACTGGCGCTCGATCAGGCGGATGTTGCGCATCACCGAGCTGTTGTCATAGTCGCCCGTGTACATCGGGTTGAACCGGTCGCCGAACCGGTCACGGAAGGCCTGGATGCTGTCGTAGCCGTAGGGGAAGAAGCTCTGCTCGCGGTTGCGCAGATATTCGGCGTCCTCCTTGTTGTAGAGCACCGCGATGTCGTCTGCGGTGACCCACTTGGTCGTGAACACCTCGCTCCAGCTGTCCGGGTCGTACTCTTCGCCGTCCGGATCGATGATGACGTTCTTGGGGTTCAGGTTGTCGACGATCACCTCGCCCTGCATGCTGTCGCCGTAGCCGATGCGCACGTCCAGGAAGCCCCGGGAGGTGATGGCACCGTCGGCGAACATGTCGCTGCGCTTCCAGTCGAGCTGGTTGTTGTCGCTGATCTGCTTGAAGACCTTGGTGAGGATGTCAGCGACTTCGCTGGGGGCACCGGAGCGCGGCCGGAAGCTCGTCTCGGCCCGGTTGAAGATCTGCTCGCCCAGCACGTTGCTGATCGTGGAGAGGATCTTGTTGATCGTCAGCGCCGGGCGGCGCACGGCCTCCAGGCGGGCCTTGTCGGCGCGGTCCCACTGGTCGCCCCGGAAGAAGGCGTCGCATTTCTCCGCCTTCTGGACGAACTGGGCATGACCGTTGTCACGACTCCACGCATACCGCGTCCAGATTTTTGTGGCGAGTGCAGTGTCAATCGGCATGGTGGCGGACCCGCTCGCGCGAGTGGTCCGCCGTGCCGATCAGGCCGGTTTCGTGTGTTTGTGGGGAGGGCGCGCTCATTTCAGGTATCTCAGCTTGTACAAGGTCTGGGCCGTCAGGGCCTGCAGCTCGTTCAGGATGTTGGCCAGGGCCTGGTTCTTGCCGTCCTCGGCCAGCTCGGCTGCGATCTTGCCGAGGTAGGCGGTCAGGCTGGAGATCAGGTTGCCCGAGGGCAGGCTGGTGGCGGGGAACGACTTGATCCGGCCCCCGGTGCCCATGTAAACCTCGGCGTACTGGTCAACCAGCGGCAGGAGGGCGCTGTAGAAGTCGCCGAGGGCGACGTGCTGGGCGTAGGACTCGGTCGAGAGGTGGGCCAGGTGGGCTGCGGTGCGCAGCGCCATGCTATCGACGATGAATTGGGGGCAGCTCATGCGTATCCGTCCCACTCTAGGCCGCCATGTGGCCGACCGTCCCGCCGAGCACGCTGAGTTTCTTGCGCCATGATTCTGGTTCCTTCGTCTTCGGCCTGCGTGGAGGCTCCTTGTTGACCGCCATCGTCGCCATCCAAGCCAGCGCGTCGACCTGATCGTCGTGCACACCGGCCGGGAAGCGCAGCATCTCTGCCCGTGCGCCTTCATACCATTCGGCGCTGTCGGAAAAACTCACCATCCCTTGCTGCATGCGCCCTTGGAGCGGTCGCGCCCGGGCCATCTTATCGGTGATGGGTTTCAGCAGCACGGACGAGGGGTAGAACCGCCGCTCCCGCATGCGCTTTTTGAGGAGCGTCTCGATGGCGCGGAAAATCTGCCCGTCCTCGAACCCGAGCTGTAGGTGGGGACTATACCATTTCTGACAAAGATTCAAGATCGACTCAACGATGAACATGCCGTCGCCGCTCTTGAACCGCACCATGTCCACCACATGGAGGACGTCGTCGTAGTCCTGCAGCCCCACGACCCCGACGGTGTAGTCGTTCTGCTTCTTTTCGCTGATGGCGAAGTCGAATGCGACGAAGATATTCGAGTTGCGCAGCTGCGGCGGCTGCCCACGGCGGAAGTTCTCCTTCGTGAAGTACGCCCCGTCGTCTGGCACCGGGTTCTGCTGGTACAGAGCCGCCCAGAACCGCGCGGGGATGGTCTTCTTGATGCGGTTGAGCTTGACCAGGTCGTAGCGCTCGGGGTGCAGGGGCTCGCCCTTCGCGCGCAGCGGGCGAAACTTCTCCCCGGACTCCGTCGAGGCGTAGATTCCGTCCGCGCCCGGGACCAGGCTGGGTACGTCGTACTCGATCAGGTCGGTGGAGAGGCTGAGGTACTCATCGGCCTCGGCCACCGCCGGATACTTGACCAGCTCGAACTGATCGGCCTCGTCGTCCGTGGCCATGGCCGTCTGCAGGCGCCCGGCCAAGTCGTCGTCGTGCCACCAAGTGTTGTGGCTCACCAGGCCGTTGGCGATGAAGTTCTCGGTCCGGTCAATCTGGACGTCGAACACCTCCTCCTCGCCGGCCAGCTCCACGCTGCGGACGCCGTCCAGCATGAAGTCGGAGGTACTCGGCCAGTGCGAGGGCGACGCGCTCGGTACCGGCGTGCCCTGCGGCGGCGTTGCAGTCGTTGCACAGCAGCCCACGGACTTTACCGGTGTCGTGGTCGTGGTCGACACAGAGTTTCCCGCGCCAGTGCCCGGGCGTCCGGTCGTCTTCGAGGTCGCCGCAGACAGCGCATCTGCCGCCCTGCGCAGCCAGGAGTTCAGCATGCGCTTCAGGCGTGAGGCCGTACCGGTGCTTGAGGTGCCGCTCTCGCTGGGACACTGGGTTGACGGACGGCGGGCGGTGCCCATCAGCCCATTTTTTCTTCCCGTAGTGGGAAGCGCAGAGGCCGCGGCATTTGGCGGGGAGTTCGCACCCGTCTGCAGCGCAGGTCTTGCCAGTCCACTTCCCCCGCTGTCCAGACAGGCCACGATTGTGTGGCCCGTAGTCAGGTGCTTTGTCCTTACCCATTTGAGCCCTCCGTCGGTGGAAACGAGGAACGGGTGCCGGCCGTTCGCCCGCACCATCTTACCGGAGTTCATCGTGATTTTGTAGACTAAATCACGACCATTGCTCTTCCAGGCCGCGACTGTGGAGACACCGAGGCGCCCGTCGTCATAGGTCGCAACTTCGTCCCCCGCACGCAGCGCATCGAGGCGTTTTTCGGTGCCATCGGGCAGCCTCACGGGTGTGTCGCCCGTCATGCACTGGATCACCAGCACACCGCCGCCGGGGGCCAGCCGGGTGTAGGCCGTGGAGCCGTACCAGTCCCACAGCTTCTCGCGCACGTCGGCGCTGTCGGCCTCCTCGGCGTTCTTGATAGGGTCGTCGATGACCAGGACGTGCGCGCCCTTGCCGGTGATACCACCGCCCACGCCGGCTGCGACGTAGCCGCCGCGCCCGTTGGCCAGGCCCCACTCCTCGTTGGAGCGGAATTCAGGGTTCAGCCGGGCCTCGAAAACGCTCTGGTAGGACGGATCGTCCATGGCTTCCTTGACCTTGCGGCTGAAGGACATGGCCAGGGACACGTTGTATGCGCAGGCGATCACCTCGTGGTCCATGTGCCGGCCCAGGTGCCAGGCGGGGAACATCCGGGAGGCCAGCTCGCTCTTGCCGTGCCGCGGCGGCATCAGGATCATCAGCCGGGGGCTCAGGCCCTTGGCCACGTCGTCGCTGAACTTCTCCAGGCGGCGGCAGATGTCCTTGTGCACCCAGCCGGCGTCGTAGCGGGGGTTCAGGCGCTGCACGAACGGCAGCAGCCGGCGCTTGGCCAGCACCCGGGCGGCGATCTCGACCTGCGCCGCCTGGTGGGCGGTGAGGGCTGGGCTAGAGGTAGGCGTGGGGGTGGGTGGCGATGACGCCGAAGTCGTTCCAGCCGGCGGCTGCGTAGGCGGCTGCGTTGGAGGCGCTGATGCAGGCTTGGGCGTAGGCGCTTCGGTAGCACTCGAGAGGCGGGTAGCCTTGCTCTTCGTAGTGGTCGTACGTTTCGCGGAAGGCTTCTTTGAAGAGCCTGCTGTGGGGCGAGTCCGGGCGGAGGATGTCGTTGCGACCGGTTTTGGCCGGCTCGCCGAGGAGGCGCGCGGCGAGGTCTTCGTAGTCAAGGCCATCTGATCCTCGAATCATGTGATCCTTTCCGGCGTGGCGCCTTCGTGCAGGGGTTGTTTCAGGGGTTTGCGGGCTCTTCGGCGGACACACGGACGTCGAGCAGGCGTTTGGCGTCGGCCAGCTCGTCGCCGCTCAGGTCGGGCGGCATTATGCCGACGTGGGTCAGGTCTTCGGTGTGGGTGCCGTAGTCCCGGGTCACGTTGGCGTTGTTCACGGCGCAGACGCGGTCCATGAGCTGCCGGGTGCGCTGGGCCTGGGCCACGGCGCCGGGGCGGTCGGCTTCGGAGACGGCCTCGGTGGCCAGGAACGGGCCTACAAGGGCCGAGAGGCCTGGGGAGTAGGGTGTGGCAGGGGCTGGGCGCTGGATGCGCTGCCAGCGGGCCCAGATACGGCCAAACGGGCCTTGGCGGGGCTCAGGGTTCTTGGGGGTCATACCCGAGGGCTGATTGGGGGTCATTCATGGCTCCTTGCTCGATGATCTTCAACAATTCGTCGTCAGACAAACGACTCATGCGGTCAATGCTGACCTGGCCGTTCACGGTCACGTTCACCTGGGCCTTGACCGGCTCGTAGTAGCCGCACATCTTGCCCACCTCGCGCGCGGCGGACACCATCGACGCCGGCTCGGACATGAGCTTGGCCATGTCGTAGGCATCGACCAGCATGTCCATCACGCGCTTGCGGGTCATCTGGCTCGCCTCCTCGTAGAGGCGCTTTTCTTCGTTGTACAGGGCCAGGATGTTGGGCATCTTGGCCATGCGGTAGCCGTAGGAGGGCTGGTCGTTGTACCCAGCACGGGCCATTGCGTTCGGAATGCTGTCGCCTGCGGCCCAGTGCTTGACGAACTCACGCTGCTGTGTGGTGAGGGGCTTGTCCACGGGGACGAGGGCCGCTGCCGCCATGGTCGTGGTCTCGGCGTACTTGGCGCGCACGGCGGCACCGCGCGCGGCAACTCCACTTTTCTCGCGGGGGTGCTTGGCCTTGAGGGGCTTGGCTTTGGGTGCGGTGGCTTTTGGCATCGCGTTCGATTGTAGATGAAAGATTACGTGCTATAGAAACGATAGCAAGAATCTGGCGGGCGGGATTTTTCGGAAAATTTTTGTTGCGGGCGGCTGCGTGAGGCTCTCCCCTACCCCGCGCGAATCCGCTACCCCACTTCGGATTCGGCTTCCAGCTCCGGGATAGGGGACCCTAAGCCCAACACCCGAATACCACGATCAGCAAGCTGATCGTCTGTGTGCGTTGTTTGAGCAATCTCGCTCTTCTTCATTGGAGTTCAGTCATGTCCACATCCACCATCGGTCGTTCCATTGGCGCAGCTATCGGCAAGGGTGCCGCTTACACCGCACACGGTGCGATCCGTGCAGCGCAGGGCACAGGCCGCTTCGGCCAGGACGTCCTCGCTGGTACCACCGAGGGCTACACCTCGAAGGCCGCCGAGCTCAGCGCCGCGCGCGAGCGCATCGCCTCTAGTCGGGGCAACGCCCCCGTCGCCATCACCGTGACGAAGCGTCGCGTCACTGCCAAGGCGTAAGCCGGGAGCAGAGCCCCTCGGGGCTCTGCAAAACCACCGGAGAGCATGGGCCCATGGGGCTTTGCAGCTATCGATTTGTGAGCACTGTGCGTGGCGCACGGGCTCAAACCCGCATGGGGCTTAGCTCTCGTGCTACTTAATTAGGAGCATCTAATGATCGATGCAGTTCTTTTATTCGGCGCGATGAATGTGCTCTTCGAGTTCATTCTGTTGTCGATGGTCCCGCCGAAACATCGGCTTCGGTTGCTCGGCAATCGTAATAGTCAGGCGCTATTGCACTTCGCTTGTCTATTGATAAACCTCATGATTCACTGGGGGACATTGATTGGAACGATGAGCGGAATCTTCTCGTTCATCTGCTCGATCGGCACTGTTGCCGTCGCTCGTTTCGTGTTCGGTTTCATCGAGCACGATCGTTACTACAAAGTCGGTCTGGTCAAGTACCAGCACAAGGAGTTGGTATGACACCGCGCACCCGCTCCTATCCGTACCCAGTGCAAAGCCCAAGCAAGCACTGGCTCATCACCGCACTGCGCCGCTTCTGGCGCTGGTGTTGAAGACAACGAGCAGCAAGCTGCTCGTCTGTTTGCGTTGTTTGGGCGATGTTGCCCTTTGGAGGATCTATGACCAACGAATGCCGCGCATGCGGCGCTTGGAGCCTGCGCACGT